ATATTCATTATACCAAGCAATCAAGCTACACTTTTCAGGGAGTTATGATGCCATTAAGTATGGCTTCAAGACCAGAGTCAAGCAGAGCACCTATGAAGCAAGAAAAGACAGATACTTCTATGAGAAGATTGCCAGCAAGTTTCAGAGGCAAGATGATTTGGTCAGATATTATGTTGCCAACTTCGTCTACCAAGGAACATCAATCTGGATAGGTGATATGAACGAGGAGCACCTAGACACCCTGAACACTCTCCTAGATACTTTCACGTATCACACAGTGAGTTCAGTGAAGAAGTTTCCAGTGAAATTCGATGAGATGTTTCAGGGTGATGACCCCTTGATAATGAAAATTGAAATTGAAATTCAAGTTGCCCTGAATGCAATTCTCAACTTCACTCAGGATTTAAGGAAACGTCTTCGTGACCCTCTTGGTATTCATGCCACTCGCTTTGACCTGATTGAGAACTACCAACCGTTCTTGGTGTCATGGGTGGACCTGAATCGTGTCAAGAGGGGTCTTAAACAAGCACTTGAGTTCAATAATTAAGTGTGCTATACTATTTGTATTCCTTGAGTGAGGAATACGTAAAACAAAAGTAAAACAGATAATACATCAGATAAAACATATGTCATTCGAACAACTGAAAAAGAATCGTGCCTCGTCCCTCCAGAGCCTAGTGAATGCTGCCTCTGAAGGAAACACTGAAAAGAACAAATACGTTGATGAGCGTTTTTGGTCTCCCGGTGTTGACAAGGCTGGTAACGGATTTGCCGTCATCCGTTTCCTTCCAGACCCCGATGGCAAACAGTTCACTACTTACTATCAGCATGGATTTCAAGGTCCGACTGGTAAGTGGTATATCGAGAAGTCTCGCACTTCTCTGAACAATCAACCTGACCCTGTAAGTGAGATGAATACTCGTCTCTGGAACAGTGGAAGGGATGAGGACAAGGAACTTGCTCGTTCTCGGAAGCGCAAGGTGAATCACGTCTCCAACATCTATGTGGTGAGTGACCCTGCTAATCCTGAGAATGAAGGCAAGGTTTTCTTGTATCGCTATGGTGCCAAGATCAAGGACAAGATCATGGATGCTGCAAATCCCAAGTATCAGGATGAGACTCCACTGAATCCGTTCTGCCTCTGGGATGGTGCTGACTTCAAGATCAAGATTGCTCAGGTTGCTGGTTATCGCAACTATGACAAATCTGAGTTTGGTCAAAGCAGTTCCCTTCTGGGTGGTGATGATGCCAAGCTTGAGGAAATCTACAAGCAGACTCATGCTCTGAGTGAGTTCCTTGACCCTTCCAACTACAAGTCATACAATGAACTCAAGGCTCGCTTGAATGAAGTTCTTGGCGATGCTGAAGTGGAGCGTGATTATGAGAATGATGATGTCCCTATGGACTATGCTCCTGCACCTAAGTCTGCTCCTGATCCAATGGAGAATGCTCCTGCTGCATCTTCTTCTGGTGATAAAGATGACGAGACTCTGAGTTATTTCGCCAAGCTCGCGCAATCGTAGTAGTTGTAACCTCTCATTACAATGCCCTGCCCTGAGAAATCGGGGTGGGGTTTTTTATCTGCTGCCAACACCACTGCGTCTTTGTCTCGGTTGCCTCTCCGCTGCCTCAGTCTGGGCAGCAATACTTGTATTTGAAGTTGGTGCAGAGATAGTGCTTCTATTATCGTTTGAAATCTGATTGATGACCACTGGTTGTGTTGCTACACCAGATACCGTATTTGCTGCATTTGCTGCCCGAATGTTCTGGAGTTTTGTCATATCGACTCCTTCCATTAGGTCTATCTCTTTTGTCTTCAAATCAGGTGCCTTGACAAAAGTCCTAATCGATTCGGGAATAATATCCCCCATAGAAAACTCCGGTAAGTCCACTCCAACTTTACTGAGGACTTTGCCAGCAATACTTCTCTTACCTCCAATTACTATCCCATCCAGCCATGATACGATATTTGCAAGAACCCCTTTCACTGCATTTACAATATTGAAGATGAAGTTCTCAATGAAAGTTGGAACTGCCTTGATTGCATTCCACAATACCTTGAATCCAACAATTGCGGTTTGAATTGCCTCGTTGTTGTCAATGAAGTCCCTTATTGGTGCTATGACATTTTCATTAAACCAATCTTTGAGTTTGCCAAAGAATTCTCCAATTGAATTTGGGATATCCTCAGTGAACATCTTGGTAAAGGAGCCATCCATGAAGAACATAATGGCATCCTCCAGCATAAGCGAAAGCGTATCAACTAGAAGCTTGATTTCCTCCTTCAGATTAAACTCTTTGAGCATGTCTGTAAGCCATTCAGGGGCACCAAAGAACTCCAGAACATGACCAGCAAGTGTTGGAATCCATCCAAAGATTGCACCAAGAACACTTGCTCCAAACTCCTTCAATGCTGCCCCCAACTTCTCTGAGAAACCCCCCTCCGTCTCATCAAAAGCTTTCTTGGCATCAAAAAATGCAGTGATCGCAGTGAAGATAGCAAATACTCTACCAAAGATTCTTCCAAGAAACTTGAGTCCTTTCTTGAGAACAGGCTTTGCTTTTTTGATTCTCTCTAGAACCTTTCTGGCTCCACCTTCCTTACCAAAGAATCCTTTAATCTTTTCAAAGATACTGACAAATGTTTTCGCAACTCCGCTTTGTTTGAATTTTGTAACCGCAAGACCAAGAGGGCTTTTCGCTCCAAGTATCGCTACAATTGAACCAACAACCTCAACCGCGCCAGCCAGTAATCCACCAAGCCCACCCTTCTTGGTCTCACCTCCACCAGAATCAGCGGCTGGAGCAGCACCTCTACCACCACCAAGAGACGATGCAATCCTTTCCATCAATGCACGATTCTTATCAGCGTCCTCCTTGTCTGCTAATTTAGACGCCCTTACAGCATTCTGTTGATTCTGGAGTTGGGTGCTAATACTTTCCAGAATTGTATTCTGCTTTTCCAGTAAGGATATTGTAGCGTCAAGTGCCATAGTCTTTTTTGTCCTTTTCTTCTTGTTCTTCTATGTGTTTGATCAACATAGCGCAGTATACTTCCCTCTCCCAAGGAAGCATATTTTCAAGGTCACTCAACGAGTATTTATGATGTTGCATCAGCCCAAAATTCACACGATAGTAATTAGAGAGAGAATCGTGTGCTAGGCTTAGACGAAAAAATTTTCTGCTCCCTGAACCAACTTGCTATTCTCGCTATTACACTTTGAACACTGGAATTTCACTGTATGTTGAATCTTTGGTGCGGTATCGACAAAATCCTGAATCTTTTTCAACTGCTGAAAGTTCAGGGTCTCAATGAACTTGTTAATCTCCTCTGGACTCTCCTCCTCAAGATTGTATGTGTTCTCTTTGTCAAAGATTGACTCAATGGCACAAGAAATAATCTCAGTAGGGTCATCCTTCTTGACTCGCATCACAGATTTCACTGTAGGATATGTGCAGACAACACCAACGTCATCTGTGAGTTGAATCGTTGGTTCTACTTTCTTGCGAGAATATTTCACCTTGATATCATCGATATTAATAGAGATTGGATTCTCATGTTTGCATTCATCACAAATCATGTTCAATTCTACTGTTTCTCCAACAGACTTGGCTCGGAGTTTCAGAAAGATGTATTCAAGGTCCACATTGGATAGCTTATCAACCAGAAGTTTATTGAATGTGCAAGCATCAACGATATCGATCATTGCACGAAACATTGTGTTTGAATCATCAGATTGCTGGGCAATCATCAAAACTTTCTCCTCCTTCACCAAGAAGGGGCGATATTCAATCTTCTGTTTTGTGGATGGTAGTGTGAGGGTATATTTCGGTGTCTCAAGTGTAGGTAGTGGCATAACTTATATCAATCTTCTTAGTGATCCGGTAACTTGGTTTTTGATTCCACCAAGCAGGCTTGCAATGGCACCTTCTGGTTTGAAATCAGTGTATGATATAGTGACTGACAGTTTTGTAATCTGGTCAGTCGCATTATTATCTAGCTGAACAGCAGTAATCTCAGTTGGAAACGCTTCAATCAATTTTACACCATAGATGGGGCGATTGTTACGATCCAGTGCTTGAATAATCACATCTGTCTTATATGTATCATCATGAGCAACCAGATACGTATTCTGGTCAACGATAGATGCAATCCATCGCTCAAAGAATTTCTTCATGTAGTAATCATTGGTCAGGATAAAAGAGAATGTTATAGGTTCTGTATTGTATCCTGTAGGGGTATTTGTAGTATACCAGTCTTGATTGGATGCATACTCAGTGGTATTCAATCGTCTACCGGGAAAGGAGCAGGATTCACATAGCAATGCCACATCACGCGGGTCATTAATCAGGTCATTGAATCCGAAGTTTCCACTCAGTGCTTGAGATGCAATATTTTGCAAATCCAAATTGAAAAGACTTTGTGTGGGTGGGGTGATAATGACATTAAAGCGATTACTCTGGGCGAATCCAGCATGTTTTGAAACAGTGGACTTGAAGTCATCAATCGTTGATGGATTTACCGTATTTGTGATTCTATCGAGGAGTCCCATTATCTTCCTTTGATTATTTTTCTTGAGTCTGACCAGACCTTGTTTCTTGATGCTCCACTGAAGGAGTCGAATGGTAAAAAGAGAACAACCTCCCATTCACTTGCAGGAACAAGGATGGGTTTGCTCTTCATTTGTGATGTGAGATAGCGTTTAAAGCAGGGTGCAAATTCTTTATACTTGGTAACACCCTTGAGAATGTCATATGAAATTCTTAGCTTTGTTGTCTCATCAAATTTATTATTATTTGCCACATCAGTAATCTTATCAAAGAAAACAGCACGAACATTTGGTGGCAAGTAGTGTAGATTGATGCCATAGAAACCCTTTGGAGCACGATCTACCATGAATATCAGTGGGTATTGGTCAAAGTATGGAAGGGTTGCCTTGGTCTTGGCATCATACTTATAGAGAAACATCTTTCCTACCACGGTTTTCTGACGTTGAATCAGAGCATCATCCTTCAGTAGTTCTCTGCGGTTGACATTCTTGATGTTCTGAACGCGCTTGCGAAACCAATCCAAGGACTGCTTGGTTCTTGGAGTAATCCCCTTACGAAATGCTTCGATTTCCAGTTTCTCTAGGTAAGATGCCATGTCTACTCTATTTATGTCAGCAAACGAATACCAAGTTTCTTGAGAGTCTTCTCTGTCCAGATTTCAAATATCCAGCCACGATTCTCACAGTAACTGGTTGCTGCTTCCCACTTAGAGGTATTCTTGGCATAGGTCATGACCTCCTTGAGATACTTTTTTGACTGTCTCTTGGGTTGCTTAGGTGGCTGAGTCTGTTTCTCTGGTTTGATTTCAATGAGATACACCTGACCAGTCTTGAACTTGATATAGAGATCCATGAAGTATCGATGTGGTCTACCGTCTGTCTTGCATCGATAAGGAATGACTACCTCCTCACTGTTCCATTCCAAGACATCAGGGTTATCATCCAGCCAGCGAAAGGCTTGACGTTCCCAGAGAGAACGATAAGTAATAGCAGAGGCATCACCACGATACTTTGCGAGATTTCGAGGCTGGAACTTTCCACGATAGGTCATATAAATACAATTTATATGGTCACGAATCTCATCAGAAGTACGGCAACAAAGGTTGGGGATAATTTCAATTCTCAGTTGAATGAACTCAAGGATTCGATTTTCCCGAGGAAGATCGAAGAACTTGGTGATGGATTCTTTGTCGATAATCCTGCTGGGAATAGAATTATTTTTCCACTATCCATGAGGAGTGAGACTGCTGCATCTCGTCCCATGATATCGTTTACAATTGAATTCGAAAGAGACAAGCCACCTAGCACAATTTACTTCCCGTGCCCCGGAGGGATTGCATTTAATGACCAAGGGAATTACGGAACAGTGGAATTGGGTGCCCTTGGTGCTTTGGCAGGAGATATCGCTGATGTTGCATCTGCTGGAAGCCTGAAAGAAGCAGGAGAAATGATTGCCACTAAGATAAAAGACAAGGCTTCTGTTGGTGGAGTTAAGAATTTGATTATTGAGCAAGCAATGGAAGCTGCGTCTGGAACTAGTTTTGCTGGTGTTGATGTCGGAGGAGTGGCAAAGTTCGCAACCAAGAGAGTACAGAATCCAAGGGTGAATACCTTGTTTGAATCTAATTCTATGCGAACCTTTTCCTTTAATTTTAAGTTGATTGCTTCCTCTGCTCAAGAGTATCAAGTAATTGATGCGATCCATACACTCTTTCAGGCAGCAATCTACGCGCAACCAGTGAAAGGTTCTATCAATAGCCTTCATTTTCCTCCCACAACTGAGGTTCGTTTTCTATTCAAGGGTAAAGAGAATCCAAATATTCCAAAGATTCATAAGACCTATCTCACAGGGATGTCAAGCACATACAACTCCAGCGTGAACTCATGGAGAACAAATGGTGAACCTCTAGAGGCAGATTTTTCTCTGAATTTTCAGGAGATACGAGTCCTGACACGCGACGATATTGAAGAACTTCGTAAAGATTCACCAGACCGCAATAAGGGCGCCAGAGGAAATTTTGATCGTATCGGTAAAGAGGTAAATAAGAAGGTGAACAAGGCGACAGAAGAAGTCAAGGCACTAAACGATCTCGGAAGAGAGAATATTGCCAATACTGGTTCTGCTGGGACTGGTAATGCTCTGTTTGATAACCTGATTGAATTTGGCGACCGCTTTAATAATTTTCTAACAAGATAAAATGTCATTCTTTAAGCAATTCCCAAAGCTACCTATTGATATCAATCGTGATGGAGTGGTTGATATCTCCACTGATTTCTGGAGATACGTAGACATCATCGATTCGTTTGCAGACGACTCCTTTGCATACAAAAAAGTTCGTGTTCCCAATGAGGTTCGACCTGACCAACTCTCAAATCAACTCTATGGAACACCAGAGTTTTACTGGACATTCTTTATTCTGAATGACTTCCTAAAAGATGGTGGCATCAATGCATGGGCAAAGGGAGACCAAGAGCTTGATACCTATATCAAGGATGCTCATGAAAGATTTGCAGTTCTGGTATTTCCTCCCGTGGAAGACCCAAATGATGCTGGTCAGTATAATTTGATTGATGGTATGCCTATCAATAATCCTGACTACAAGGACCAGTTATATCTTCTCTTTGATATTGACGAATCTCAGGAGACTTATGCAGCAGTCAAGATTGTTCATTGGGATCAGTCTCGATATC